TGAGAGATGATGCTGCGTTAGCAAAACCGTCAATGCCTGTCTGGTCTTTCGCTGCGGTAACGTTGGTCTTTACCCAATTAGCCTGTGTTGCGTCTCTGCACCATAGAATACGGTTGGTGCGAGCTTCTTCGATACGCAAGCCGTTGGATGTAGGGTTGGCGGCTAGCGGGATAACGTAAGGGTCTGCAATTGTTCCTGCACCTGTGCTTGCCGTACTAGCCCAATCAAATCTAGGCTCATTATTTGCAGCTTCAGCAAGCAATCCATTTGCATCAACATATCGACCTAACGATGCTCTAGTGAATGTCACCGCATCCATCGAGCGACCTTGCCCTAGCCCACGAGCAAAGCCTCTGTCATTAGCGAAGTCTAGGTCGAGCGTCGACCCCTGCGCTGGGAATGTATCAGTCCATGCAGCGTTGATGAGCTTCTTAGATTGGTTTGGCCCACGAGATAACCCTGCCTGCGTCTTTGCATCGGAGTTGGCTCTTACACCTTCACCGAGTTTAGCTAGTCCACCGGAGCCAGTCCGTTGAGCGTCAAGCATTGATGCCAAAGTTAGTAATCCTCTGCCATACAGACAAAAGTGATGGTTTTGTCGGCGGTTACGGTAGCCTGTGAGCTTACTTTTAGAATATATCCTGCGGGTACAGGCAAAACTCTTTTCCCGTTCGCGTCGTAAGGCAAACTGGGGGTCAATGTGCCGCCGAGCAGGTCAACGCTAGCCGCCGTGCCGTTATCACCAGAGCGCAGAGGGATATTGACCGCGACGATTGGATAGTCCGTTGCGCCGTCATTCACCCATAATTGCACTACCCTTGCAGCAGTGTCAGTCGATTGCACGTTGATTGCTTTTACGATCGCGTCGTTTGTGCCAGCGGTGAACAGCGTTTTTAGCGTAGTAGTGTCGGCTGGTACAATCTTCGCGCCGGACAGCTTGACGTTTTGGGTAAAGTTTAAGTTGGTAGATTTAGGCATTTTACAGTCCCATTAAAAGTATTTTAGCGACATTGTTACTTGTAACATCAGCCGCAATAGTGGCAGTAGATACGCCGTTAATCGTGCCGCCAGTAATCGTGACGTTATCCGCATCCTGTTCAGCCATCGTGCCGAGACCTGTCAAGTCGTGGTCATCGTTCCAATCGGATGGTAAAACAATATCGGCCAGCATAGTGCCTGGCGCAAAGTTGCCAGCAGTAATCTGAGCGTCAAGTTCGGCCTGCGTCCAGTCAGCTACACCGTTGGTCTTTAGATGTTTAACGGTAACAGCCATCAGACTACCCCTTGAACCTTGCCTGAAGCGTCTCTAACAACTTGCTTCGGACGGTTGATAGTCTCAATGACTTGACGCTGATTCTCAGACTGTTGAGCGACTAACAAAGCCATGTTGTTGTTAATAGCTTCGATCAGTCCGGTCAGGGCAGAGCTAGGTTCAGCAATGCCTTCTTCATTCAGGCTGGTGAAGCCTTCCATATTTGCGCTGTTGATGGTCATCGAGGTTTTGCGGATGTCATTGTTAGCGTTCAACTCTGCAATCATGCGCTTGGTTTCTTCTTGCAGCTTAGTCTTCCATTCATCAAGTTGGAGTTGTTGCTGCTTAAGCTGAAGCTCTGCTGCCTTCTGCGCGTTGTCAGATTGCACCTTCATGGCGTCAATCTCTTTCTGCGCTTCGATCATCTTCTCTTCTACCGATGGCTCAGGTGGAGGTGGTGGATTATTGGCAGGATTTGTCCAGAATTCCTCAGGGTTCTTGAAGCCAGCATTCTGAGTAAGTTTAGCCAAAGCATTATAAATCTTGTCGGGCGATGTGATGCCGATAGCGATAGCCTCTTTCTGCATTTGCAGGATGGTTGTGAGGTGCATCAACTGCTGGTCTTTATTTCCAGCACCCAAACCTACGGAAATGGATAGGTCTTTCCGGTTCTTCCAGCCACGCGGGTCAACTTCAACCCATTTATTGCGTAAACGGATAATGTCTGGCTTGGTATAGTTCATGCGGACTAGACGGTGAACTAACAAGAACAGGTCTTTAACGCCAGTTTCTGCAAATGTTCTAGCCACCAGCTCAATGCGTTGCTGTGCGGCAGACATTATTTGTGCTACGCCTGAAGCTGTTTTATTCAGCGAGTTAGAATCAAGCCCCTGATTGTATGCTGTAACGCCGGTGCGCTTCTCTTTCATCGAATCCATGTACTCGACAAGAGAGAAAGCAGTTGGCGGCAACGGCGGATGTGATAACGGCATGATTGCTGACATCGGGTCGCCTTGACATCGAACTATGCCGCCTGGACGTGATTGCAGCATGTCGTCAAGTTTTACTCTGTCGCTGATAGCGTATCGGCCATTGTTTGCAAGGTACATATTGTCAAGCTGACCGCGAAGTAGAGTGGACTTAATAACTTGAATGTCCATCGTTAGATCAGCATAACTGCGGCCAATGTGACGGTGAGGCATCATTATTGGAGTGAGCGAGGCGAACGGGACTATCTCGGCTTTCTCTTTATAGATGATCTCATTACCTATAACTACATAGCGCCAGCGTTCGTTATCTACTAGGCAGTAGGTGTCTTTAACCAACAGCTCATCCTGATCTACCGCCCTATCGTATTCTTCTGAGTAGATGTCACGAGCGTTTGATTCTTCATCCCATCCCTGAGTAACATCAGACTGAAGTTCTTTGGCCTTCTGCTTCGAGATTTTAAACGTCTCGGCAACGGCAGAGCGAGACATGTACTCTCTGTGCTGCACGAATCGTGACTTTTGCAGGCAGGTTCCGCTTGTATCAACAGAGACCAGCATGTTTTCAGGAGCTACGTTGCAGATTTTAACTTGCCCGCGTATCTCTCTGACTTCAATTTTTACATTATGAATCATAGGCTGAGGAATCGTAGCAGGGTCAATCCCTTGCATCTTGGCCTGCTGCATCAGTTCTTCCATGTTCACTGATTCGTCAGGGTAAGATTCAATCTCCTTGATTGTTACCTTGTCGTCAGAGGCCATCATCTGCAACTGAGCGTCCGTCAGGCCTTCGTAGTCTTCTTCTTCTACGGATTCATCTTCTTCGTAGTAAACTTTAACATAACCGTTCTTGCTTAAGAGGGCGTCCTTGAACCAGATATAAAATATCTCGAAGCCGTTGTTCTTTTCCATCACCACATGGTTAATGTAATCCGTCTCCTGCTCAGCTTCTTGCTGGTCTTCTGGCCCCTTTGGTGAGAACTCAACGACTTTATCACCAGACACAAACACCTTCAGCAACTGCGGAAGGGCAGATTCGATCGTGTCTTGTACGTCATAGCTGACAACCTGAGAGCGGCCCTCGGCTTCATTGCCGAAAGGCTCGCCCAGATAGAAGTCAATAGCCCTAGCGCGCTGGTCTGATAGCTCGGAATCATTCACGCCATAGGCGATACTTTCCTCTTGCTCTATCTTGTATAGGATTTCTTCATCACGCATTTACTGTTCTCCTGCGCCCGCGCTTGGGCTTTTCAGGCGCTTCGATAGCCTCAACCTTGCCTTTGAGTTGCATCTCGATAGACGCAGCTTTGGATTGCAGCTCGTCTATACGTTTCCTGATTTGTTCGAGTGCTTGATTAAGATTTGCCATTAAACAATCCCTATATTCGTATATTTGATAGGCTCTCCGCCCCATGTTTCGTTTTTCATTCCGTCAACAGCGGTAGCGAGATATCTGAAAGCGTCAGCGCCATGAGAGTATTCATCATGCAGTGGTGCGCTAGGCTCATTAGTTGCCTGATTAATAGCGCGTCTGTAGTTCTTAAGGCACTCAATCAATCGTATTGCAGATTTGTCAAAGTAGACCCGGTGGAAATTCATGCGAGCCAGTTTAATGCCATATTCAATATTGGCTAACGGGATAATGCGTACATCCCATCCTTGCTTCCGCATGATGTCTTCAGCACTAATCCCATGCTTGAAGTCTTTAGTCTGCCCGTCATGAGGCAGATACATCTGGCCCCAATTATATTTAAGGTCTTTAAGCTGCGCTGAGTAGCTGTCTAGTGTTCTATGATCGTCTTCAATATACCCAATAATTCGAATGTCAGATATTCCGCGTTGGCATAGGATAATTGACATTGAATCATTCCAGCCCAAGTCCATAACAACATGAACCTTTAGCATCGGGTCATAAGGCACTGTAGTGACCCTGCCGTTCTCTTGCGCCTCACGAATCTCATTTGCGTATATTGCGCCATCAACCGCAGCCTTGCATTCACCCAGCCAAATGTTCTTGTAATCTGGATTCGTCTTTTCGCTGTGCGCTCTCTCATCTTCAAGCACTTGAGGAAACCAAGGGTTATCGTAATAGTTTACTTTAACAACCCTGCACCCAGGAGGCGGGTTAATCACAAACCGCTGATAGGTGTCGTCAGTGTCAAGCGAAGGGTTAAACGAAGCCCATATCTCAGAGCCATCCTTACGAATAGTAGGGATGAGAATATCCCAAGACTTCTTGCTTACCGTCTGTGCTTCTTCAACCCATACGATGTCGCAGCCCTCAAACGATTTAATGGATTCAACCGTGTTAGTAGCAAGTCCGGTGAAGCTGAATGACGAGCCGTTTTTTCCGCGTATTTCTGTTTCAAGCACTTCATAGAATGCCCCCAATCCTAGTGCTTGTATCTGGTCATTGAGTAGCGTGTGTACGGATTGCTTAATTGACTTTTGTATCTCACGAGCGCAGAGAACCCGCAACTGTCTGTTGGCCGCTTGTAATAGCAATGCCCTAGCAAAGCCCCACGACTTACCTGAACCTCGGCCACCGTACGCGACTTTATAACGGCATGGCTCAAATAGGAACTGTAATGACTCAGGGAACTGTGCGATTAGCTTTGACAAAATCCAGCCCCACGCTGATCGGTATTGCGGCACCATCAGGGCCGCTAAGCTCTGTAATCGCTACCGCCTTGCCATCAAGCCTGTCTCCCATTTCCTTGATGGCCGTCATGTCGCCTTCTTCGGCCTTGTTCAATAAAGCCTCTGCGATTCTGCGTAATCTTTCAGCATCTGATTGTAAGACAGCGCGTCTAATTGTATTTGTC